ACTAACAGAGTTTTAGGAGCCGTGCCCCAACCGACCGAGCACGCTGTCACCTCATTGATGAAGTATGCCGTCGCCCTTGGAAAAAGGCTTCCGCAGATACTTCCGGATGAGCTCGGACATTTTGCCCTTGAATATAACGGCGCTAAGCGGCTCAAGTATCTTGCCGCCGCCGAAGAGGTCAAGAAGTATGGCATAAGACCTAAAGATGCCAACATTACCATGTTCGTCAAACCTGATCGAATCAACCCACATGAGAAGCGCAACCCTGACCCCAGAGCAATACAATTTCGAGATCCTCGTTACTGCGTTGCTCTAGCTGCCTTTCTCAAACCTATTGAGCCTCACCTTTACGCTCTGAAATATGATCATAAGCTCCTAGGCGATACCCGACTCATCGCCAAAGGCCTCAATCAGATTGATCGCGCTCGCATCCTTCGAAAGAAGTGGAAACGATTTGCCGAGCCGTACGCCTTCTCAATTGACGCTAGCCGTTTCGATAAGCACGTCCACGACGTGCTCTTGCGTGCGGAACACACTGTCTACCTCCAGTGTAATTCCGATCACGAGTTTCGCCAACTTCTTGAGATGCAGCTACGCAATCGCGGTTTCTCCAAGGAAGGTGTTCAGTACATCACTCGTGGCAAACGCATGAGTGGTGACATGAACACCGCTTTAGGCAACTGCATCATTATGATCCTCATGGTCCTTGCCACATTCATTCCCCTTGACCGTCCTTTCGACATCTTCGATGACGGCGATGATTGCCTCATAATTTGCGAACAATCTGCCGTTCCTCTCTTCCGTCAAGCCACACAGTCCATGATCCAGTTCGGTATGGTTATTAAGATTGAGAATGAAACGAATAGCTTTGAAAATATTATTTTCTGCCAATCGCAACCTATCAAGACTAGTTGCGGCTGGAAATTTACCCGCAACCCCATTAAAGTTATGTCTTGCACTCTTGTAGGCAGTAAATGGCTCCACCTTAACCGCAAAGGTCGAGCCACCTTCCTCAATGGTCTTGCCGAATGCGAGATCATTTTGAATAAAGGTGTTCCCGTTTTGCACTCGTTTGCCCAAGCCCTGCGCCGCAACGCTGGAACTAGTAAGGTCGCCTTCGACCCGACAAGCGGTGAGCATTACCGCTACATGCGAGAGCTGAAAACTCGTATGAATGTGCATACAATCGTCCCCATTACGTTGGAAGCTCGATTGTCGTATCACCGTGCATTCAACTGCTCACCCGAACAGCAAGTTTACTACGAGAATCTACTCGACGCATGGACCTTCCCTTTGGATGGCGACATCGTTGAGGAGACTTACATAGACCCCGTCACTTGGGAGGACCATCGCGTCTGGTCTACTGACCGAAACCTCCCTACGGGAAACCCAAAATGTTAAATCGTACTAAACGCAATCAGCCAGCCACTCGGAACAAGCAGCGAGCGCCGGCTAAGAACACTACTGCTAGACCTCCACCCCCTACACCCTTACCTAAGGTGAACAGGGCTCCGGCCGCTCAAAGCCGCATCATGCGCACTGCGAAACCGCAGCTCCGCAGCCTCCCTAATGGTGACATCGTGGTCAGCCATAGAGAGTTCATTCGAGACATCCCTGGAAGCACTGGATTTGCTGTCTCAGGGTTGCCCGTTTCTCCTGGCCGCAATGTCACTTTCCCATGGCTTGCCCAGATCGCCGCGAACTATGAAAGTTACCTCTTCAGACG